TTACTCGTTGTTGCGTACGGGAAACAGAAGCATAACGCGTGAAAATTTGAGAGTAGTTGAACGATACAATACGGTCATTGATTTCGTTCTTTCTAAGCACGGACTCACCTTCTGGGCGTGGTCGAGAAATAACCTTCAGATCGGCGCCTGCTTCGATAGCTTCCGGAGTGGTTGCGTCATATCCACGTTGAACCGTTATTTTCTCGGCTGACTCATCAACTTTAGTTACGCGGATTACTTCTAGGCCGTTTTGAACGAGCGCATTTTCAGTAAATTTGCGTGCCTCTCCTTCACCCAATTCGATCTCCGTTGCGTCCGCTGCGGCAGCAGTTTTTACAACGGCAGTATCGCTGTTTAGGTAATCGTTCTGCCATTCGAACTTAGTTTGCGTTAAGGCATCTCCCGTTCCGATCAGACCGAAAAGAACCGGTGCCTTTGTAAGAATTAAATCTACGTTCGCCTGCATGTCGCGAACTTGTTGCTGGAAATCATACGATTGTGCAACTGCCATGTGTAAATCCCCCTAATAATTTTTTGTAATTAAAAAAGCCGCCATAAGGCGACTGAATTACCGTTTGTTTTTTAACTCCCGAAGTTCGTTGTACAGCTTCGTGACTTTTCCGAGATAACGCGGATTCTTTAGCGCTAATTTTTTCGTTTCTTCCAGCTCGTTCTCTTTCGCGACAATCTCCGTTTGGGTGTTGTTTTTGGCCGGGTTACTTCCGCCAGATGCGTCGGCACCAACCGGTTGTTTAAACATCCACGGACTTGATTCCTTAAACGCTGCGACCGCTTCTTCGGCACCAATTACGTTTCCATCTTCGTCAATTTGTACCGCAGACTTATCGAGTAGTGCGAGCACTTGATTCGGATCATTTGCGTTAAGAGATCGAGCGATTGCGCGAAGCTCCGTGTTAATAATCCGCTGATTTGCCGATTCCTGCGCTTTCTTAGCTGCCTCCGCTGCTTCTTCCGCTTTCTTGGCCGCCTCTTCTTTCTCGGCCCGCAGACGTTCGGCTTCGGACATTTCGGCTTTTTTGCGTTCTTCTTCGGCCTTTTCTAACTCTGCGAGGCGTTTCGCTTTTTCTTCGAGTTCCGCCTGCTTCTTTTTCTCGCGTTCAAGGCGTTTGTTAAGAATTTCGTCAAGCTCCGCCTGTGTGAACGTCTTTTCCGTACCCTGCGATTGCTCTGTCGGTGTTGGTTCCGGCTCCCCAGCCGTAGATTGAGCATTAAGATCTTCCGGTTCAGTTTGTTCCGCGAAAAATTGTAGATTTAAAGGCAAAAATTTCGTCATACTATACCTCACCGTTTAAAGCCCGTCGGCTGTAGATTATGAATAACAACAACCGGCAGTTTATCGACGATACCGTAGGTCAAGCGTTGCTATTCGCTCGTTTCGTTATAAGGATCTTGGACCTGTCTTTTCAGGTTCCGTTCCTGTAAAATCTCCATAAATTTGACTTCCGGGTTCTCCTTACCGCTTCGAATGATTGCGCCCTTAATCGACTCCATTTCATGAGCGATTTCTTCGCCTAGCTGCTCGACAAGAGCTTTTTGATCTTCCGGAAGTGGAAGGCCGAATATAATCTTGCTTCCGTAATTGTCGTCTACTTGCGCAAGCCATTCTTTATCGTATTTAAAGCGAGGGTGGTCTTGGCGCGCTTTCATATAACGCAGAATGTATTCATTCAATGTCTGGAGGCGCGACTGCCAAACGATCCATGCTCGCTGTGTTTTAGATATGATCGAACTGTAAAGCAATTTGAGCGCCATCTCGTTAATACCTCCGGTGTTCATATCCGCGGTATTGACCATCGGCACCTCACTGATTTCATGAAGTCGTTTTTGTAGACGGTCAAGATACGCCTCAATCGCTTCTTTGAATTTAAAGCCGCTTTCCAACTTCGTCGCTTCCGGCTTTCCGGTATCTTTGTCGGACTCGCCGAGATCCCAAATAGCGCTAGGCGATACACGAAACGGCTTTTTCGGATCGTACTCGACGTTCGTCAGCAGTGTGATCGCGAACATTTCGAAGCGCAGTGCGTCAGAGTAGTCCGATAGCTTGCGATCAATCTCGTCTGCGGTATCGGTGAGCTTTTCGAGTTCACTAAATCCGCTAGTTTGTCCGGAAAGTTTTTCGGTTGGAACGTGGACTACCGGTATAAAGTCGAGTCCCATCGATTTTCTTTTGACTCGCTTTTCAACGAGACTAAGTCCGTCATCGTAAATGGCCTCTTCAATCTTGCAATCGTAGTTTCCGGTATCTTCGTCACCTTCCCATTCGAGGTAGTACGACAGTTTCCAGAGCTTCGTCTGTTGTTCGTCCAGCCACGCAACGAAATGAACTTCGTCAAGTTGGTCGACATCCCATTCGTTATGAACTGCGATAACCTCAGTCGAAGGATGCCAAAGGATTTTAATTTCGCCGCGCCGGGTATCGTAGTGCAGACGAGCATATACGCCGGTTCGGCTGATTGCGCGGTCTTTTGCCGCAGCGAGTAGTTTTTCGTGCATCCGGTTGTCTTCCCATACCCACGTCAGCAAACGCTCTTTGGCCTTCGCCCGACTGTTTTCCTCCTCCTGCTCTTTGCTCGGCGCATATCCCGGCTTGATCATGTCCGCAGGATCGTCGAGAACATCCGGCGGCACGGTCACTTTCGGCTCCTTCTCGAATTGCCAGGCCGCAGTCGTATCGATCAGCTTACGCGGATAGTTCATCGTTAGCTGCGTCGGCTCGTAATCGATTTCTTGCGGCTTTTTATAGTCGGTCCAAACGTTGAGGTCGCCTTCATAGCGCCGATAAAGTTTGATTTCGTCATAGATGCGCTGGAATTCTTTCGATCCGAGCGCTTCCTTCATCGGTATGACGAATTGAAACGGGTTTATAAAATTTCGGTCGATGACTACGATTTAAAACGCCTCCTTTCTAGTAGCGATAGTTTCCGATGTTTCCGCCCTTGCGCCGTCTGGCTTTCCCCGCGATAGAGTACGCCATATGTAGGGCATCGGGGCCGTCATCGTGATTGTGGTTCGGATACATTTCGAACATTTCGAGCAGCAGCTTTTGATCGCGTTTGAATCGAATCTTTCCGCTCTGAATATCCGGCAGCAACGACTCAATCCGAAGGGCTTTCCGCGTCCTCTGTTTGATCTGTTTCAGCCGGGTGGATGCCGGATAGCCATTCGCCTGCAAAGCCTCGCCTAGCTTATCCGCGAACCATTCCTGCGCCTGCTGCGCCTCGACTGCGATACCTTCGTACTGGAACCGCATTGTCTTCTCGACAACTTCGTTGAGTAGGACGTCCGGGTGAACGCGCTGCAAAAAGACATCGGCGACATAACAAAAACCGGTCGCCCTGTTTCGAGCCACCGTTATGATCGCGGAATAGTCACCTTTTTCTTTACCCATCGCGAAGTCAATTCCGCAATAGTAATCGAATTCTTTTGATTCGAGTTCTTTGTCCGAATAGTATTTAAAGTCTTCGCTCCGGAAAACTTGCGATTCTTCATCGACTGGATTACCGAGATACTCCTGATTAAACGCCCGGGCGCCCATATCTTCACGCTTTTCCATAAAGTCTTTATACGTATATGCTTGCGGCCAAAGGACCCGAGTTCCGCGATCCATTTCAGCCTTATTTGCTTCGTAAAAAGCTGTCGCATTCTTTAAAGCGCCTTTACTATCTTCGTTGTATATTTGTCGCCACTGTTCCCATAAATCCTCGCGCTCAGACCACGATAGAATCGCCGGGAACTTTCGCGATGTGAAGTCCTTACGCTTAGTCAGAACGTGATTTAACAACGAGTCGTAATGGACGATCGTACCCATATAGATACACATCCCGCCAAAGCCAAGCGCCTCAAGCATTTCCGAACGAAACCAGTGCAAGTTTTTCGCCCGCAATTCCGGCGTATTCGTATTATCACCGGACTCAAGGTCGTCGAGGATAAATAGCCCTGGCCGCTCACTCAAATGACGTAGCCCGCGCATCTGTGTCCCGATCCCTTTTGCTTCGACCTTCGTTCCTGAAGACGTAATGAATTCGTATTTGTTATCGACTTCGTTCATCGAAGGCTTTTGGTGAAGCAACGGTCCGAAATCTTCGCGCAGCTTTTCGTTAAATTTCAGCTGATTGACGGTCCATTTAATAAAGTCTCCGGCTACGTCAGTTGTTTCGGAGACTTCGATAATGTATTTTTGATGACGAAAAACGACCTGGTGGCTAAGGTATGAATTCGATAAATAAGCCGTTTTTGCGTGTCGCCGCCCCACCGACCACCCAACGTTTGTCTTTATTTCTCCGCGAGTAATTTCATCAAGTAGTCCGCAAAGCTCCCGATGAAAGTCTGCCGCAGTCTCCAGCGTTTGACCGGCCGGAATTAAATTCGAGCTATTGTCCGGGTTTTGATCCGTGCTGAAATATTCGTAAGTAAAATAGAGCATATCGTATTCAGCCCGGTGCACCCGTTTCAACTTTTCGAGCAGCTTTAAGTTGATCTCGACGCGTTCGAAATCGTATTCGACCGCTTCGTCCCTTTCGATCAGCTGCCGGAGCAAGCGATTTTCTTCGGTTAACTCGTCGATGCGCTGCTGCCGCGCTTCTCGATCGAGCCATTCCCCGTCTACAAATGCGATAACAACGCACCTCCTTCGTTAACTTTCTTTTTCCAATCGGGCGAGCAACGCTTT